ATATCCGGGGACGTGCGAAGCCACCCGATCGGCACCCACCGAGCCGCGTGGATCGTCATCCACGGCTACGTCCCGACAGGGCAGATGGTCTGCCACCGCCTCGCCGCGGATGTCATCGCGCGTCACCAGAACGGCGAAACGACTAACGGCATCTCCCGTGCGCTTGGCATCGGGCGCGCCACCGTGTATCGGATCCTCAATGAGGAGTGACCTTGAGCCAGTTCGCCACGGCGCAGGAGCTGCGTGACTTCCTCGACATCGCGTCCACCACCGGGCGGGCCAGCACGACGAACCTGGACCTGCTGCTGACGGCCGCCTCCGACTTCCTGGAGCGGGCTACCGGGCGGATCATCACGTCCAGCGCGTCGAACACCGCACGCACGTTCAGCTCTGACGGGCGCGACGCCATCACCATCCCGGACCTGCGGACGGCCTCGGGCGTGACCCTCCAATCGTCGGTGCTGGCCGCGGACAGCACCTACTACCTGCTCCCGTCTCGCCAGCAACCCGAGTCGGGCGTGACCATGTATACCGGCATCCAGCTTCGGGCCTTCGGGACATACGACTACCGATCCAACCCCGAATGGTTCGACCGTAACCTCGACTCCCCGTACTGGACGATGCGGCGCAACGGTCTGCCCAACGATCTCGTCATAACGGGTCTGTGGGGCTGGACGACGGTCCCGTCACAGTGGAAGTTCACGGCGCTGATCCTGGCGGGCTATTACTACAAACGGCCCGACTCCCTGTTGGCGAACGTCGCCATCACGCCCGAAGGGAACGTCCTCAACTACGGCGAGCTCCCGCCCGAAGTCCGCGACCTCATCGACCTCTGGCGACTCACCGACCACGTCGTGACGCTATGACCGCGCTGCAGGGCGACGACGCCCTCCGCAAGCGACTGCGCGCCATCGGCGATACCCGGAAGCTGCTCGGCACCGTGGCTTTGCTGGGCGTCTCCGAAGCCAAGAAGATCGCGCGCAAGGACTTCACCAAGACGGCCAACCTGGAGCGGAGCATCCGCCTTGGGACCGTCACCGAGAAGTCCGCGCAGATCGTAGCCGGCGGCACGTCGGGCGTCGGGTATGCGCGCTACGTCGAAGAGGGCACCGGCCTGTACGGCCCCCGCAAGCGCAAGATCGTGCCGAAGCGCGGGAAGCTACTGGCGTGGAAGGGCGGCGGCTCTCGGTTGACTGGGCGCGGTCCTGGGGCATCGTGGCGGTTCGCTCGTTCCGTGCGCGGACGCAAGGCGACCCCGTATCTCGTCCCCGGCGCGAAGAAGGCCATCGAGAAGTCGGGCGTGGCCGACGCAATCACGGCTGCCTGGAATGACGCCGCCTGATGGCGACCACCTTCCGGGCCAACACGCGGACCGGCCTGTACGCGCTGCTGACCGGGTTCCAGACCGCCAACCCGACGCTCCTGCACCACGCCTATTCGCGGCGACCGGCGACGTTCCCCGACAAGCTCTCGGGCTACGTCGGCTCGATGCCCGAATCCATCGTCCACACCGGGACCACCATCCGCCAGCGAACGATGGCTCCGACCATCGTCCTCGTCGCCCGTCTATCCGAGGTCGTCAGTGAACAGGCCGACGCGATGGACGTGCTGGTGGATGCGTTCCTGGACTACTGCTCCGCACGGCCTCATGCGATCAGCAATCAGACCGTGACGGTGCCGACTTCCATCGAGGACGCCGAGATCGACGCTGAGGGCACTTTCTACCCCGCTGCCGTGTTCACGTTCGGCGGGACCATCGCACAGGAGGGGCGGCTCTAGCTCGCTCCGTTTCCATCGGCCAATGACCCGCCAAGTCGGCGGGTTTTTTGATGCCCCGAAAAGGGCAGGAGGAATACCCAAGTGCCCATTTCAGGACAGACTCGCTTCCGTAGGCACCAGATCGGACACTCGCTGTCGCTCTCGTCAAACTCCCCTGCAACCCGCATCCTGCCCTATCGCGGGGTCATCACCATCGACCCTGCGCGAACCGACCCGGATGTGGACGTCGGCTCGCTCGACCCCATCCTCGCCCCGTTCAACGGACCGACCGAAGTGTCCGGCTCGTGGGAGGGCAACCTCGCGTTCGACGACGCCCCGTACCTGTGGGCCGGGACCGTCAAGGGCGGTGTCTCCCCGACCGGGGCCACGGCCAAGTCGTGGGTCTTCCAAGCGGCCAGCCTCACCGCCGACGCATTCGCGTACTTCACCGACCAGTGGGGCGACGACTACGCGACCGACGTCATCAACGCGGGCGGCGGTGTCATCGACTCGCTGGAGCTGTCGTTCGGGGATGACCTGTCGGCCTTCGAGGTCAACGCCGACCTCGTCTACGCCCGCGCGGACATCTCCGGCTTCACCGGCGGCCTGACCATCGACGATACCCCCAACTGGGTCTACGGCGCGGATACCGAGGTCTTCCTCGACAGCGTCGCGGCGTCCATCGGGACCACGAAGCTCACCGACGCCATCCACGGCGTGACGGTCAGCATCGGGAACAACCTCGACCGCAAGCGGTTCGCCAACGGTTCCAACTCGCGCTTCCAACTGGCCGGCTACGGCCGCGGCGCGCGCGAGGTCGAAGTAACGCTGGTGGTCGCCAAGACCGTGGCCACGGTCGCCGAGTACAACACGCTCCAGAACACGCCGGTACCCAACCGGTATATCGAGGTCAAGACCACGAGCCCGGAGATCATCACTGGCTCGACCCCGTACAGCCAGTCCATCCGCATTCCCGCGCGGCTCATCAGCCGGTCGGACGGGGAGCTTGGCGGCAACTCCACGGTCACGCTCGTCTATCGCGGGTTCTATGACTCGACCCTGGGCTACGCCATCCGGGCCGTGGTCGTGAACACTTTGGCTAGCCTTTGACGTTCGGTCCGTAGCGTCGTCGCCGAGTCGCAAACTGCGGACTCTGGCCCAAGCGAGCGCATTCTCGACAGTTGCGGACGGTTCCGCACACAACGGAAAGCGAGGGCACCAAGTGAACGACCACGTCGTCGTCCCCATCGGTCCATGTGGCTGCACCGGCACGCCGCACGATGGGGATGAGGTCTATCTGGCCCGCCACCTGTCCATGACGGGCGGGATGGCGGCCCAGGCGGCCATATCGGAGTCCGATGGTGACGCCATCCGGCTCCAAGAGCTGCTGGCCCGTATCTGGATCAGTCACGGCATCGTCGGGTGGAACCTTGTCGATGCCGATGGCGACCCGCTCCCGGTGGACACGGCCAACGTGGCCGCCCGTCTGCCCTACGGGAAGGGAGGGATGGCGGTCGCAGAGCGTGCTGACGACCTGTACGCCGAAGACATCCTCGCCCCTTTACGGGCACGACTCAAGCGTCTCTCGCAGCTTGGGTCGACCGACTCTGGCCCACGGCCGACCTCTCGGGCCGCGGGTTCGACCAAGAAGCGGCCGTCGCCATCGTCGACCGCTACTACGGATCAGGAGCCTCGGAGCGCATGAGCTTCCGCGGGTGGATGGCCGCCCGCCAACTGCTCACCGAGGAGTTCTTCGGGACCTTGCTCCGTGAGAACCAGCGCGTCGAAGACGCCCAGTACCGCGCCTCCCTCCGTCGCATGAACCGTTAGCAGGTGACCTAGATGGGTCTCGCGGATACCGCCAAGCTCGTCGTCAACCTGAGTCTGGCCGGTAACTTCGCGTCCAGTTTGGGCAAGGCCGGGAAGTCGCTCGACACGTTCGACGGCAAGGTCTCGCGCACGTCATCGCGCGGGTATCAGGCCGGGCAACAGATCGGGACCGGCATCAAGAACGGCGCGCGCATCGCCGCGGTCGGCATCGGCATCCTGGCCTCGCAGGTGGCGCTCGGCCTCCGGTCGCTGGTGGAGCTGGAGCAGGCCACGGCGCAGACCGAGGCCGTCATCAAGTCCACGGGCGGCGCGGCCGGCGTTAGCGCCGAACAGGTGCGGGTCCTTTCGGAGAAGTACGAGGCGCTCAACGCCACCATCGGCGATGAGGTCATCCAGTCGGGTCAGAACCTGCTCCTGACGTTCACTGCCATCGGCAAGGAGGCGTTCGAGCCGACCCTGAAGGCTGCGCTGGACCTGTCCACGGCGCTCGGGACCGACCTCGACTCGGCCATCACGACGGTCGGCAAGGCGCTGTCGGACCCCGCCAAGGCGATGGCGAGGCTGCGACGACAGGGCATCATCCTGACCAAGGCCGAGCAGAAGCAGATCGACGCGCACCTGGACAACAATGACGCGCTGGGAGCGCAGAACGTCATCCTTGCTGCTCTTGACAAGCGCTACGGCGGATCGTTCCTCGGCAAGGGCGGGACCACCGCGGCCAAGGTCGCCAAGTTCACGGACAGCATCGAGGACTTGCAGCGCGCTCTCGCCGAAGCACTGCTGCCGACCCTCGGCAACATCGCTGACGAGATGTCAACGTTCCTCCAGGACCCCGCGGTCAAGGCTGGCATCAAAGACCTCGGCAAGGACATCGCGGGCCTGTTCAGCAAGGAGAACATCCGCAAGGGCGCGGACGTGCTGGGCGGGTTCCTGCGAGCGGCCAAGGATGCGGCACCGGCGATCGGCGCGGCAGCCAAGGCCGCGGGTGCCGTCATCGGAACCGCCGTCAAACTGTTCAACTCCCTGCCGCCAGAGATCCAGTCGCTCGCCATCGGCGGCCTCGCCGTGAACAAGCTGACCGGCGGCCTCGTCACCAATCTCGCAGGCGGGCTCATCTCGTCTGTCCTCAAGCAACTCGTGTCGGGCGTCGTCAACGTCAACGGCGGCGTCGTCAACGTCGTGGGCGGCGGTGCTGGCGTGGTACCGGGCGGTGGCGGAGGGAAGCTGGGCGGCGTCGCTGGCCTGCTGAAGGTCGCGGTCGTCGGGGCCGTTGTCGTTGAGGGCTTCAACCTCTGGGCTCAGAGCATCGGGGCATTTGTTGACGCAAACAACGAGCTCGGTGCCCAAGGGCTAAACGCGGCCGAGATCAGTGCGATGCGCTACTACGAAGCGTCGGCTGCTGACCAGGCTTTCATGGCGAAGCGGCTTGGGCGTGTGCCCACGATCGCGGACTGGCAGTCGGCGATCGCCAAGCTCAACAAGCCCAAGCCTGACATCTCGTCTGGTTCTCCCAACGACCGAGAGGACCGCAACAAGCCGACCACGAGTTCGCTCACCAACGGCACGAAGTTCGACGCCAACCTCGCCCCGGCCGTCGCCAAGCTTCGCACGGAGTTCATGTCCAACATCGCCAACCTGCGGAAGGGGCTGGAGGGCAAGGGCGACAAGACGATCACCTCCGTCGAAGCCGCGAAGGCAGCGGTCAACGCGTCCAAGGACCGGCTGACGGCTGCCGCTGCCGAGACGAAGCGTGAGACATCCCGCGGCGCGATGCTCACCGCGTCGGCGTCCCGGCTCGGTGCATCCCAGACCTCGCTGGCGACCATGTTCGGCTCGGCTCGCATCGTCTCGGCCATCTATGCCAACCGGCCGGTCATCAACACCAACGTCAACGTCAACGCGACGACCGTCACGAAGACCGCGACCGTGGCTGCTCGCTACGGGCCGTCCGGCGGCTCGCGGACTCGCGACGCCGTTGGCCCCAACGCCGGTGGGCGCTAGATGGCACCCGTCTACCGGCTGGCCGAGGTGGGTGGAAAGATCTACACCGACATCTCCAGCTACTTCCGCCTGTACCAACTCGATGTGTCGATGAACGCCGAGGAAGGGTCGGTCAACCAGTCCACGATCCAGGCCGACGACCCGACCGGCGTCTTCGATATCGTCGGCACCCGCAGGCTGGTCATCAGCGACGACACGGCCAGTAGCTCGAACACGCGCATCTGGGACGGGTACGTCGCTGGCCGGCGCGTCCACCGTGGCGACTCTCAACTGACCGGCACGGCGCGGGTCTGGGACATCGACCTCGTGGACATCAACTCCCTGCTGGCGTTGCGGGTCATCACCGGGACCGACGCCAACCGACCCGCCGAGACGGACGTGGCCCGTGTCCAGTGGCTGTACGGGAGCAACGAGAACGCGCACATCACCGACTCGCTGTACCTGAACACGTCGGGCGGCGTGGCGATGGATGCCGCCGACTATCGCGGCCAGCGGTTCAATCAGGTGCTGGACGACTGCGCCCAGGCATCGGGCAAGAACTACTTCGTGTGGTGGCGCGAAGAGGTCGCCAAGCTCTCGCTCTGGTACGACTTCGCCTCCAGCACCAGCTACAGCTCCCCGCTGCGCCTGTCCAACGTCTCGACCGATGTGGACTCGGTCCTGACATTCGCCATCAGCCCTGACACCGAGCTGTCTCGCTCACCGGATCGGGTCAACAGCGGGGCCTATCTGCCCTTCGACGGCGGGGCGGTCTACGTCCAGAACACCGCCACGGCCAACTCGTTCGTCCGGCGCGACGCGAACATGCCCTCGGAGAACGTCAAGTCAACGGCCAAGGCCACGGCGCGAGCGAACCGCTACCTGCTGGAGATGAACACCGAAGAGGACGTCATCACGACGACCGTCCAGCTTCCGGCGGCCAAGGTCAACTTCATCATGCAGGGGATGCGCGTCCAGTTCAAGGCGTCCCACCTGCCGGGGTACACCGATTTCGTGTGGGCTCGCGTGCTCAATCGGTCCGTCCAGCAAGTCTCCGAAGAGTTCTACGACGTGAAGATGGAACTCTCGGTGGTGACGTGCTGGAGCCTGATCGGCGAGGGTTACGACTACGGGGACGCGCCGCTCAACCTGACCCCGACGTGGGACACGACCCCCGCGCCTGGCGACGTGATGCTGGGCTTCGGCACGTCGTCGGTCACGCCCGTCGATGGTCTGCCGGCGGGTTGGGTTGATCTCGGGCAATCGGACGGGGCACTCTCGTTCGTGTCGGTCGGTGCGTACGCCAAAGTCGCGGGGGCCGGGGAGACAGACCCGGTGTTCGCGCGTATCGAACACTTCACCAACCTCGCGGTGCTCGCGTTCCGCAACGTCGGGGACATCGGGACGGTCACCGTATACGGCGACCTCGGCGCGACCACGAGCCTGACGCTGACCGACGCCGTCGCCGATGGTCCGGGTTTCCTCGTGTGTGCTGTCGCCATCCATAACTTCGATACCGGCGCTCGCATCCTCACCCCGCCGGTCGGGTTCGTGGAGGTCATGCAGGTCAAGGGCGGCGTCGGCCTGTTCGGGACGACCCGCGATTACCCATCGACGTCGATCGGCTACTACCCCGTGACGTCGGCTGGGACGTATGACCTGACCTGGACCCTGTCGAACACCTTCTTCGACTGGGTCCAGACCGGCATCGCCGTGTTCATCGCGACCGATGGCGATGCGTGCGTCGTATGAAGATCACCCGACTCGGCCAAGCTACGCCGCTCCTCTCCGCAACGTCGCTCGGCGGCTCCGGCGGCACGCTGGACCCCGTGGTGGGCGGCGGTCTGGTGCCTGTCGCCAGCGGCTCCAACTCGTGGTCCTGGGGCAGCAACGTCTCGCTCATCACGGCTAACGGCTCTAACGCGGTGCTTGGGCCGCTCGTGAACTTCGCCGCCGGATCGAACATCACGCTTTCCGTGTCATCGAACACGCTGACCATCACGTCTGCCGCGGGTGGGGGCTCGACATCGTACGGGTCCAACTCCAACGCGGTCGCGTCAGCCAACGATGGCGGGGCGTCCACGCTGGCGTCACGGGCCGATCACGTCCATCTCGGCGTCCGCTCGCTCGCCCATTCGTCCAACTCATTCTCAGGGCCGGTCATCCTCACCGCGTCCGGGACGCTGGGGATCACCAGCCCGACGCCCGGTACATACAACCTGTCGGCTGGCACGGGCGGCGGCGGGGGCTCTGCGCTCACCGTCAAGGACGAGGGCGTGGCGCTCGCGACCGATGCCACGTCGCTCGATTTCGTCGGCGCAGGCGTGGTCGCGTCAGGGGCCGGGGCGACGAAGACGATCACCATCGCTGGTGGCTCAGGCTCTGGTGCGCTCGTCCTGTTAGAACAAAAGACTGCATCAGCCTCGGCGCAACTCGACTTCACAACGTTCATCAGCTCGACCTACGATACCTATAAGATCGAAGGCATCGACATTGTGGCGGCTACTAGCGCGGCAGACCTACAGCTACAGATCGGCACGGGCGGCGGGCCGACCTATGACACCGGCAACACCTACACTTGGGGGCGCCTCGGCTACCGCGCATCCGCCGCGACGGACAACGATGCCGGCTCGACCGGCATCGCCCGTATCTTCAAGTCGATGGACATAAGCGCAGGCTTCGGCTTCGGGACGTTTAGCCTGACTGCTTCCGGCCTGCAAAGCACCGCGCTCCGGAAGTCGTTCCATGGCACGCTCGCCTACGTCACGTCGGTATCGACGGAGATCATCTACGCCACGTTCGGCATGCACTGGATCACGGCAGGCACAGCCGTCACGGCGCTCCGGTTCGTGATGTCGTCCGGCAACATCGCGTCGGGCACGATCCGCATCTACGGGCTTACCAAGTGAGACACCTCGTCGAGGCGAACCGCGGCAGCCTTCGACTATCTGCGGATCTTCAGTTCCGCTCTGACATTCCCGAGCGTCATCTAGCACAAAGGAGACAGACATGGCAGACCTGACCAACGCCCAGCGGGCGCAGCTCTTCATCGGCGGCAGCGACGTGAACGCCGACACGCCGGGCGTCGCCAGCACGGACCCCACTGTGGCGGCCGTCGTGGGTATCGCGGGCAAGTTCTGGATCGTCGGCGAGGCGGCGGGCTCCACGACCATCACGGCGTCCTTCCTCGGCCGGTCGGGCTCGCTCGACGTGACCGTATCCTCGGAGCCGCTGGTGCTCACCCTCGGCGCTCCCGAGCCGAAGTAACGTGCGTGGCCTAGCCCTACGCCTCGTCGCCGCCTTTTGCCTCGACTACGAACGCCTCGTGTGGCCTTGGCAGTCGCGCTGCGGCACGTCGCATACCGCCTGCCTCCACGCGGAGATGGCCCGCTCGTGGCGACAGAACCTCGCGGCGACCAACGGACCGGCGGAGTGCTGGCCCTGTACGTGGTGCCGGGTCCGACCCGCCTGATCCCAACGCCATACCTGCCCCGTCTCCCTAGTGGGAGGCGGGGCGTTCTTTGTTTTTGGCAATCTTTACGCCAATACCCAAGTACCATTGACACGATGGCACGGTGCGCCTATCGTCATCCCATGACCACTCGCAGCCACCAAGGCATCGCGGCCATCGAGGGCCACCCGCCCGCCAAGGTCGATCACCGGCCGGACCCGACCTCTCTGGACCCGCGTCGTGCAGCGTGTCGCGATTGTGGCGCGCGCGTCCACTTTGTCCGCCGCACCTACGGTCAGCACGGACGCGCCGCCCATTGGCAGCACACGGGCGATGGGCTAGCTCAGTACAGGAGCTGGAAGTGAAGCGTATCGACATCCCCGAACGACAGGTGCGCGACGCCATCAAGACCGCGCCGACCATGACCGCCGCCGCCGCATCCCTGGGCGTCAGCCGCGTGACGCTGTACCGGATGATGGCCCGGCACGGCATCGAGATTAAGAGGATCGTGTCGTGAAACCCTGCCAGATGGCCGGTGGCTGCTACCACGAAGCCGTCGTCACCGCCCGCATCTACCGCGTGGGCGACCGGCCGTTGTGCCAGACGCACTTCGACTGGCTCGTCTCGCAGTTTGGCCAGGACTGCCGCGCCCTCGATGTGAACGCCTACGTCCCCGAGTGGAAGCGCCGCGCACTCCAGCGCGACGAGACGGCGCGGGTCGTCGCATGACCGCCACGGAGCGGACGGCGCGCCAGCCGCACAAGTGCGCCCGACAGGCGTACTGGGACCGCCTATCGGCCGAGTCCAGAGCATGGTATCGCGCGTCTCCGTGCCCCGAAGGCGGATACATCGCGGCCGGGGACAAGTACGCCGAGACAGAGGGTGGCGACCCGTTCCACCCGACCCGCCAGCATCTTGGATGTCTGGAATGGGTGGCGTCGTGAACACCCTCACCTACACCGGGGAACTGACCATCGAAGCGTGCCCGACCTGCGGGACGTGGCACGGCATCCCCACGACACTGCGCGAAGCGGCAATCAAAGACCACAGCAAGCTCATCTGGTGCCCCCTCGGACATAGCTGGTGGTTCATCGGCGAGACTGAGGCGCAGAAGCTCACGCGCTCGCTGAAGTGGGAGCGCGACCTGCGGGCGTCCGTAACCGCCGACCGCGATCAAGCCCGCGCCTCGCTCCGGGCGACGAAGGGCGTTGTGACGAAGCTCCGCAAGCGGACGGCTGAAGGCGAGTGCCCGTTCTGCGGCCAGCACCTCCGGGACCTAGAGCGCCACGTCAACCGGCAGCACGTCAACGAAGCGGCCGACGCACTGGCCGAGACCGACGCATGACCGCCCTCCGCCGCGCTCTCGCGGAATGGGACGCCACACCCCGCGACCTCGCCCTGACCCTGCTCGCCGCGCCGGTCTGCCTGCTCGGGCTGTGGGCGGGGCTGGTGTTGCTGATCGCGGTGGCGGCGTGAGCGTCCGCGATGTCCACGTCCACGGTGTCCACCCGGTGCATGACCGGGGCGCGCCGATGGGCATCGAGATGACCCTCTTTTTGACCTACCTCAAGGGCGGACCGATAGCGAAGGCCCCCATCAGCCGTGAACAGGCAATCCGACTCATCGAGCAGCTCGCGGCGGCGCTCCGCGTGACGGAGCCGCAGCCGTGACCCGCTACCAGCTAGTCCCCTGCCCCGTCCCCGGCTGCACCCGCATCCACGGGGTCGTGCCCCTGCTGGCCGGGCTCGTGTTGCTGATCGCGGTGGGGGGATGAGCACTCTTGTCGAGACGACTTGTGACGGTTGCGGCGCTGTCAAGCCGGGACAGCGCGGACTGACCGCGCCGTGGTGGGACTGGCAGTTCACATCGATGGACGTTCCAAGTGAGCTACGCATTGATGGCATCGCGACCGGCTGGCCGCTCCTATCGGGATCGTGGGACTTGTGCCCGACGTGCTCAAAGAAGGTGCGCGCAGCCATCGACGCGGCTGGCGAGCGATGACCCGCTACCAGCTAGTCCCCTGCCCCGTCCCCGGCTGCACCCGCATCCACGGGGTCGTGCCCCTGCGTTCAGCGTCTGACTCGCCTGATGCCTTGGGGGCCGAAAGCGATCGGGCGCTGAACGGAGCGGCATCGCTCCCCCATCCCATGCCAGCGCCGCAAGGCCGTCTGGTTCGGGCTTCCGAGAGGTAGCCCACCGCGCCCCGGCCGGTTTGCCCGTTTCCGGCCGGGGCTGCTTCCAACGGGCAAACGGGCAAGGAGAACGGGGCAATGACGACAGAGACAGCGACCACGGCAGCGACCATCGAGGCAGAGGGCTATCCGTGGGACGCACCGGACTCGCCGACGATCTACGCGTCCATCCACATCCTCGCGCAGGCCCCGGCGGTCACGTTCGGTGCGGGCACCTACCCGTTCGTGACGCTCCGCGGCGGCTTGACCCTGGGTTCAGACGTCACCGTGAGCCTGACCGGCGATGCGGCACAGCGTGCGGCCTTCACCGCCGCGCTCCGGGACGTTGCCGACGCCATCGACGGGTGGACGGAGTGACGACCCGCGACCGCACCACGACACCGCGGGTCTACCGGCTATCCGGGGAGAGTCCGGCACCGACGCTGGACGTCGGCCGGCTGGCACGGGCCATCTGGTATCACCGTGAACACGACAACGCCGGACCGCAAGGCTGCGATCACAACTGCGCTCCGAACATCGCCCGCGAGTACGACACGCTGGCAGCGGGCAGCGAAGACCTCGCAGCGGGCGACCATCACCTACACCCGGTGTCGGCATGACCGCGCCGAGCCTCGACGCGGCATGGGCCGAGGTCGAGGCCGCGCTGCCCGAAGGGTGGGGCATCCTGTCGCTCAAGTCCGTCGGGACCCTCTGGAGCGCGTCGGCTGACGCGCCCAGTCTCGTCGGGCTCCCGTGGCACGAGCGGCATGTGCTCGCCCACGGCCTGACTCCCGCTGCCGCGCTGCTCGCGCTCGCCGCGGCGCTCCGCGACGGGCGGACGAAGTGACGACCATCCCCCGACTCCACGAACGAGCGCAGGAGGCGTTCCATGCGGCCCTCGTGGCCCGCGAGCGCAGCGGCAAGTGGGACCCGATCCTGGCGGACGAATACCTGAACCGCGAGGCCGACGTCCGCTGGGAAGAGTCGAAGCTGGCGATGGACGCGCTCCAGGACCGCGACGAAGACTACTGGGCCATGTACGAGACGGAGGCCGAGATGCGTGCCGCCCACGGCGACCGATGATGGCTGGCGACGAAGTGGTCATCACGCCGACCGGCATCCTGGCCGAGGCTTTCGCGCGGCTTGTCAAAGACGCTGAGGCCCCGCATTCGCATTCGTGGTGGCGTACCAGTCCGCTGCTCGCTGGTACCGGGCTCGCCTATCACCTTGACCAACTCGGATACAAGGTCGTGCCCAAGACGCCGGAGGCCGACCGATGACGACCGAGTACGACGTGACGGTGCCCCACAAGACTGGCGTCTCGCCGATAGCGATGCCCCCGACTAAGGCCATCGACCCTGAGCGCATCGGCCTGTCCAAGTCCCTGATGTCCTCGCCCTGCGAACGGCGCGGCTGGTTCAGCCAGCACGTCCGGGATAACGACGGTCGCCGCCTTCGCTTCCCGATGCCCGAGCGCGTGACCTTCGGCAAGGCCGTTGACGTAGCCCACGGCTACATCGTGTGGCACGAGCGAAACGGCCTGCCGTGGACCATCGGCGAGGCGGTGGCGGATGGCGTCAAGGAAGCACGACAGGACGCGGCATCGTGGGCCGAGATCACGGACATCGAGACGTTCGTGGCCCAAGTTCACACCGCGATGCGGAAGTTCATGGAACAGCCGGACGGGCTGGAGCGGTTGCGCCCATTCATCCCCGGCATCCGCATCCAAGGCAACGATGGCGAGACGCTGCGGTCCGGCGACATCATCGGGACGCCCGACTACCTGCTCCCCGATGGGTCGGTCCTGGACGTCAAGACCGCCAGCCGGAAGTACAGCGAAGACAAGTTCTGGAAGTCACCCGAGATGGGCATCTACGCCCTGCTCGCCACGGCGCTGGCCGAGGGTGCGCTGCCGCCCAAGCTGATCTATCAGGTCTACGTCCGGGTGGCGCAGCCGTACTGGATGTGGATCGAGACGGAAGGCACGGGCGATCTCGTCGCCATCGGGAGCGATACCGCCGATCACTGGCGCGAAGTCGTCGCCTTCGATGACCCCATCAAGGCCGCGCCCAACACCATGTTCTGCGGGGATTGCCCCTACGCACAGCCCATCCCTGACATCGGCTTTGACGGCTGCTCCGTGGGCCGCCGGATGCCGAGGGAGGCAGCATGACTGAGCTCGACGTAGGCATATTGGCGCGTGCCTTGATATTGACCGGTCTTTATATCGACGAGACGCCAGCCCTGCCGGATGAGTTAGCAGCCGATCTCGCTCGGGAATACGCCGACCTGTCGCGCCACCTCATCGAGCGCCCGGCCGTGGATAGATCGACAGCATGTCCGCTGGACGCGCGCTGCTACCGCTATCAGGGCCACGAGGGCGAGCATCTCTATGGGGAAGCCGCGAGGAAGCTGACATGACTGACCAGATGAACGTCGCAGCCGAGCTGCTGCGCGCCGAGTTCGACCACGGCGAGGTCCGGCAGTTCACCGGGCGCGGGAACAAGGTCTATGACTACATCGAAGACGAGACGGTCATGGACCGCCTTGACGAAGTGCTGGGCATCGGAGCCGTGTCGTTCGACTTCGAACCGCTCGACCACGGCTGCGTCAAGGGAACGTTGATCGTGACGTGGCCCAACGGCGAGCGATCCCACTACCAGGACTTCGGCTACACGAACAACGCCGACTCCGGGGAGCCGCTGAAGGAAGCGGTGAGCGATGCCATCCGCCGTCTTGGCCGGTACGTCGGTGTGGCCCGCTACCTGTACCGCAAGCACGCGCCAGCATCGCCCACGCGCCCGCAGTCTGCCCCACAACGAACGCAACCCGTCCAAGCGGTGAATGACCCGTATGCGGACCTCCCGAACGACTGGGAGACGCCCGGCTACCCGGCCCCTGCCGCCCGCGACGACGAGGCCGACTCCTGCCCGGAGCACAACCTCCGCTGGACTCTGAAGCCTGCCGGGACCAGCAAGGCGGGCAAGGCATACGACGCCTTCTGGAAGTGCGACGGCCGAACCAATGACGAGTACTGCAAGGCCAAGCCGACGAAGGCGTGGCAGGCGAGGCACGAGGGATGAGCGACCTGCCGTTCGACTACCCATCGGAGCCCAACCTCGGAGCGGCACCGCGGAGGGTCTGCCGCCGCCACGAGTGGCTCCAGACAGCGGACGCGGTCGGGGGCGGCCGCCGCGTGGTCTGCTTTCGCTGCTGGAAGGTGCGTGATGACACCACCTCCCGGCGCGGCAGGAACAACCGATCGCGCGGGAACGCTGCCGAGCTTGTCGTCGCCCGCCACCTTGGCGGAAAGAAGATGGGGCCGCTCGGGCTGCCGTGGGATGTCGAGATGCCCGGCTACGCCCGACTCCAGGTCAAGAAGCTGGCGACCGCGCCGTCCCTGCGCTCCGTCGCCTCCGAGCTGGCGCGCATCGGGTCGGGCGCGGAAATGCCCGGATTTATCTGGGTCGAGCCGGGACGCGGCGGCGAGCGACTGATCGTGTTCCGTCTGAGCGACTTCGCCGAACGTCACGGCATCCCGGAGGTAGAGGAATGAGCGGCTCCGACGCGCTGCGGGTGGCGCTCATTCGCCTCCCACCCCCGGCCAACTTCGCCGCCTACCACGCGGCGGTGCTCGCGTCGCTAGAAGAACAGGGCTACCTCATCACCGACCGCGACGCCTACGAACTGCTGACAAAGGCAGCCGAGTCCGCGCTGATGCCGACCGGCGAACACCGCCTCTTGGATGGCTACTGCCCGGATTGTCAGGGCGGTTGCATGCTGGGCTTCGGGGCTGAGGAAGTGCGATACGTCGAGCCCTCGCCGATCGAGCCTAAGCCATGACGGCCATGACGCAATCCCAACGTGTCCTCGCCTACCTCCGCGCCCATCCCCGAGCCACGGCAATGGAGATCGGCATGGGTGTCCATCCATGGGTGAGCAACCCGCGGGCGCGCATCTCGGATCTCCGCGCCGCGGGCTACGTCATCGAGCCCCAACGCCGGACCGACGGCAAGATGGGCTTCGTCGTGGTCCGCGAACCTCACCGGGTCACGACAGGCGTGGCTGTGGAGATGGGCCCGTGAGAACTCCGGCTGGCATGATCGTTCGTCGCCAAGGCGCGCAGTGGATCGGCGTTCTTCGATGTGGAGCCGGCACGCCCGAAGAGGCGCGCGACCTAGCGGATGGCTACATGGCCCGTCGTGGGATTGCGTGCGAGTGGGCTAAGACCATTACCGGCTACCGCCCGAAGGTCGGGGTCATGGGCTACCGGCGATACGACGTGGTCTATCGCCTGGAGTCAAAGCCATGAAGAGCGGGGCGCTCGATGTATCGCGGCAGGCGTTGGCTGCTGCGACCGGGTTTGACAATCACCCCGCGCACGGGGGGGGGCAGGTCGTGACTACGGATATGTCGTGGATCGAACCAGAGGTCAGCCTGTCCGGCGCTCTGCTGGAGCGTTTCATCGTGCCGCCCTTCAGCATCCTGGACACCCGCCAGGGCTACTGGCAGGAGCGTCGCCGATGGTGGTTGGGGCTGGGGCTCCAGTCGGAGCTAGGGCGAGGCGATATCTCCGGCGTGACGCGGTATCGCATCGCGGGACAGACCTCGACAGCCAACCCGTCTTCGCAGGTGCGCTTGGCTGACCCGCGCTATGGGCCAGCCCGCGCCTTTAGCACCGACATGATGAAAGGCGAGCACGTCGGATCGGACATTACCGCGGCTGGCACGTCCATCTTCGACCCCGTTCTTTGCGAGCTTGCCTATCGTTGGTTCTGTCCACCCGGTGGCGTTGTGCTCGACCCGTTTGCGGGCGGTAGCGTCCGTGGCATCGTGGCCGCCTACCTGGGGCACCCGTACCTTGGCGTCGACCTATCGGCGCGACAGGTCGAAGCCAACCGTGAGCAGGCGGCGCGCATCCTGACCACGCAGCCCATCCCCGAGTGGATCGTGGGCGACAGCGGCGCGGTCCTGCCGGGCGTCACCAGGTCGGCCGACCTCGTCTTCACCTGCCCTCCGTACTACGACCTAGAGGTCTACAGCGACGACGCCCGCGACCTGTCGGCGCTACGCAGCTACGCGGACTTCCTCGTCGCGTATAGGGCCATCATCGCGGCGGCCGTTGACCGCCTGCGACCCGGCCGCTTCGCCTGCATTGTCGTCTCCGAAATCCGGGGCAAGGAAGGGACATTCCAGGGCCTCGTGCCCGACACCATCGCAGCCTTTATCCATGCCGGGATGCGCTACTACAACGAGGCAATCCTGATCAACTCGGCTGGGTCGCTGCCAATCCGCATCACCAAGCAGTTTGAGGCAGGTCGCAAGCTTGGCCGGACGCATCAGAACGTGCTGGTGTTCCTGAAGGGCGACCAGCCGCGCGGGTGGTCGTATGACCGCGAAGCGCCCCCTGACCCGCAGACAACGATGTTCGGGGACGACGCGTGAGCGCCCTCCGCCTCTCCCGCCCCGGCCAGCCCACCCGCCTCGTAATCCTCGATGACGGCGCACGGCCTGTCGGTCGCCGCTACATCGGCGGATCGCTGGTCGCCGCCGCCCCACCCGTTCGTCGCCAGGCCAACGCGGTATCCCCGGCGCGCGCCGAACAGCTTGCCGCGGCACATGAGCGATACAGAGCCAAGCACACCGTGACGTGCGGTTTGTGGATGGGCAAGGCCCGCGCCAAGTGCGCCCGGACGCCGGACCATCGCGGCCCGTGCCGGACGCCGACGTACATGCGCGAGTCGGCGCTGGCGAGACGGTCGGCATGACGCCGACGACCCGCGAGGAGGCAGCGGCGCTCGCCGTCCTCGCCAAACGCGGGCGCATCCTAGCTATCGTCATCCCGAAGGGCATCGAGCGTGAGCAGATCCTGACCCTCCAGCGTGAGGTCAGCGCGAAGCTGGAGCTCCTCGTCGCCGAGCGAGGACCGCTGACGTGATCCGGCTCCCCGGCGTCTGCATCGTCTGCCGTGCGCCTGTCGTCTGGACGGGCAAGAGCTGGAAGAACCCCGGCCAGCGGAGTGGTCGCCACATCTGCGCAGCGGAGCGGGCCGTGTGCGGCTCGTGGATGCCGCGCGCCAGGGAACGGTGCGCCCGTGGTCCGGGGCACGTCGTCAAGGCACACCGGACGGCCTACGCGATGGAGAACCAGTACCAAGCCGCCATGGGTCGGGAGCGGATGGCGTGAACGTGAAGCACGGCGTCGGGACGCTGCACTCCGTTCACGAGATCCGCGTCTCCCTCGAGACCGGCGGTCCGGCTGCTCGGCCAACCGTGTTCCGTGGTGTCACCTTCCGATCTCGCCTCGAGGCCCGGTTCGCGTGGCACCTCGAGGCCAGCGGGGAGCGGTGGGTATACGAGCCTCGGCCCTACGGCGGTCCGGGCGAGGGCTACCTGCCGGACTTCGAGCTACTGGGCCATCGACAGCCAACGTTCATCGAGGTCAAGCCGACCATCGCCGAGGTGCGCGAGGCGTGCCGGCGGATGCGGGTTATCTGGGAGGCGCACCCGGACGCGCTGCTGATCGTCGCTGTCGAAGAGGGCAGGACGTTCGTGGCCGCCATGAAGGGGATGCCTTGGGAGTCCTGGCAGGAGCGGTGGGCCGCGTGACTGTTAGCGATCGCCGATACGCCCGCTTCTACTTCCCGGAGTTCGTCGAGGACTATCCCGAGGTCTACCGCAACGATGCCGCCTTCGCGACCTGGATGCGGCTGCTGGTGGTGGCCGAGCAGATGTGGCCGATGTCCGCCGAACTGCCGCGATCCGTCCGCGCCCGACCTCTTCAGGTGCTGGTCGATGCGTCGCTCGTCACCGTCGATGGGCTGACCTTCCGGCTCAAGGGCCACGACGCCGAACGGTCCCGCCGTAGTGCGTCCGGTCGCAAAGGTGCCGCAGTGCGTTGGGATAGCGAAGGCAATGCAAACGCATCTGCGAACGCAATGCCTAGCACAAGCACAAGCACAAGCACTAGCAAAGAGATTCCCCCTCCCCCCACGAGTGGGGGCAATAGGAAGGACGGGACGAACCCCCGCGCCAACGGATCGGCACCGAGGCAGACGCACGACTCCCCTCGAGACCGTGGTGAGTCGCCGAGGCAGGAACGCCAACGGGCCAAGCGGGACATGACCCCGATCCACGTCATCTTGGCCCGTGCTGCGGCGAACGGGACCGACGCATGACCACCGTCTACGGCAACCCCACCGCCCATCTGGCCTGCGACCTGTGCGCCGTCATCGCACCCGACGTCCGCTCTGGCCTCGCCTGCTACGCCGAAGACGCCCGGTTCGAGCGCATCGACCGTTGCTCAGACCATCAATCCTGCCGAGATCGCGTCGAAGCGGCCGGGCAGCCCTGGTTGCTATCAGACCTCACGGAGAGCCGACGATGACCCGCTGTCTCACCGCCGCCGTCCTGGCCGTCGCCTTGCTCGCTGTCGTCGTGGGCTACCGCCGAGGCCGCGAGATGGCCGAGCCCGAGGACGTGCCGCCGCCGGACCCGTACCTCGCGGCGCTGGTCTCCGAACCTCTCGCCGATGCGCTGCGCGAACACGTCGCCTGGCGGCGCTGGCCTTCGTCGGACTGCCCCGAGTGCATCGCAGCCGAAGCGGCGGGACTGCGATGAGCGCGGGCGTCCGTGTGGCCGTGGACGATGCGCGATGCGCCGCCGAGTCAGTTGCAACGATGCTGGCAGATGCGGTCGAGCGGATTGTCATTGCCGGGTCCATCCGCCGTGGCCGCCCCGATGTAGGCGACATCGAGCTGGTCGCGATCCCGCGCTTCACCGACGAGCCTGATGGCATGTTCGAGTCCCGACGGGTCAATCGCCTGACCGAGACCGTCGATGCCTTGACGTGGGCCGGGGCGCTCGCGAACCATCCCGACGACCCGAAGCGGGGCGAGCGGTACAGCAAGCTCATCCACTCGGCAAGCGGCCTCCAAGTCGACCTGTTCAGCGCGTCGGCTGACACCTTCGGTCTGATCCTGCTCATCCGGACGGGACCCGCTGCTTACTCGCGGAGGTTCGTCACCGACCTCCGCCGCCGGGGCCTCCATGTCGGGGGCGGCGAGCTACATCGGGGCGGCTTAGGATGCGGCGATTACACGTGCGAGATGCTGCCGACGCCAACCGAAGAGGACGTCTATCTCGCTGCCGACTGGCGCTACGTCGAGCCGGCGGACCGAGCATGAGGCGCATCGGCTGCCTGCTCACGCTCGTCGTCTGCCTCGCCTTCTGGGCGCTCGTCGCCTTCGTTGCGATCAACGTGTTTGCGGCCTCGCGCGAAGCTCAGGACCCCGGCTCTGCGGCCGGTCTCATCGGACCTGGGCTTCGCGGGACGCCGCACGTCGGGGAGGCGGCCGTCGTGGCCGTGGCTTCGCGAAACGCCGGCGTCCCAACCCCCGAACAGGCGCGCACCGAAGCGCTCGGCGCGATGGTCGAAGGCGAGATCGGGACCGTCCTGCTCTCCGGGACAGCGTCGTGGTACTGCGGCGACGTCTGCACCCGCGGCTACCCGGACGGCCTGTACGCGGCGGCCGGGCGCGAGCTCCAAGTCGGCGACTGGCGGGGGAGCGAGGTCACGGTCTGCGCCGATGGCTGCGTCACGGTGACGTTGATCGACGTCTGCCGCTGCCCCGGCGCTCGCATCATCGACCTCTACCGGATGGCGTTCTCCCGCATCGCCGACCCATCCCGCGGCGTGGTCCCCGTGACCATCGAGTACGGCGGCCCGCGGATGACCTTGCCACCCACGAGTACAGCCGAAGGAGCGACGCCATGACACCGACAGCCGTCAACCCGAGCAAGCCCATCGACGGCGGTCCCGTCGTGTACGCGGCAGACCAGCCAGAGTACCTGCCGCTCCCGGTCTGGCGGCGCGAGTCCGGGGAGGTCGTCAGCCGATGGCGGCTGACGTGGCGAGAGCGACTCGCCGTCCTGCTGGGGCGGGACATCTACCTCGGGGTCTTCACCTACGGGCAGCCCCTCCAGCCCCTCTACCCCACCGTCAGTGAGGCCGACATGTTCGGTTGGGATCAGGAGACACCATGACCCGCGACGTAGCAGCCAAGGCCCAGCATTCCTGGGTGGACCGGGTAATCGGCCGACACGATTGGGTTATCCAGGCCACATCGCGCTACCACTTCCGGGGGGGCGGCACCGCGGTCTTCGAGTACGAATGCCGGTGCGGCGCTCTGAAGGAGTCCGTATGGCCCGGCGAGCACGCGGCGGGGCGTCGCCTGACCGTCGAGGAGAAGAAGGCGCTAGGGCCGTATCTGTGACCGCCGCCGACATCGCAGCGGCGCTGGCCGCGCTGCCCGAACTGCCCGTGTTTGCCCAAGAACTGCGGTACCTCACGATATTCGAGGCCGAGGGGGTAACGACCGCCGTCAACCTCGCCGAGCCCCTGTGGCGCGTAGCTGAGGCGGCACGGGCGGTCGCGAGGCCGGGCGACTGGGACAGCTCAGACGACGAGGAACGGGCATGGGTCGGCCTACGCACCGCCCTCGCCGACCTAGACGCCAACGTTGAGGAGACGCCGTGAGCAAGCCGCTGAATGTGCTCGTCATCGAGCCCGGCAACGGCTCGCACTGGCTCTCCGGTGCCGTATTCGTTGACCGCTTCGGGAAGCCCAATCACCGTGGCCGGAGCGTGCAGGGCAGCGTATGGGCCTACGACGGTGGCTGGAACATGCCGGACGACTACCACGGCCAGTACGAGACGTACACGACGCCTCGGCGTCTCATTCTCAAGATTGAGGAGATGCCATGACCCTCGACGCCACCCGCAAGCTCGCCGACGAAGGTCTGGCGGGGGAGCCGACTACCGAGGCCGGACGACGGCTAGCGGAAGCCATAGCCAGTCTCGATGAACGACTGCCCATCGACCCCGGCGATGCCATCCTCGCCATCGAAGCCGAAGCCGCCACCCCGCCAGCGCTGAGATGCGATTACGACTGTGATGCCTGCCGCGCGCAGCCCGAGGACGAGGAGTACCCCGACACCCTCCGCGAGACGCTCCGCATGGCGCTGCCGCGAGCCATCAACTTTCGCTTCCTTCCGCCACGCATCGTCTCCGACGCCATCTGGGGTGAGGTTGCCGACGAACTGGTCGCCGCCCTGGACGCCAACGTTGAGGAGACGCCGTGACCCCCGCCGCCCTCGCAGCGGCGCTGGCCGCGAGGTAGCCATGAACGACTGGAACCTCGGTTCTGACCGTCGCGACGAGCCCGTATACCCGGACGATGACCACGCCGACGTGTTCGCAAACCGTCCGCCTGCCGCCTCTCCGTGAATGGCTCGAATGGGAGTGTCGGTATTGCGGCTACGCGGTCAGATCGCCTGTCGCAGGTGCCCAGTGACCGACGACCTCGACCACGAATGGCTGACGATCCGCGAGGTCGCCCGCTACTGGCGCGTCTCCGACTGGACCGTGGCCGCCGCTTGACGCCGGGCCGCGTCGTGTTACCGTGGAACGTGTCCCTATCGCGTAGCCTCCCCCGTGCCCGTCGTCGCGTCCGGTGATGGATGACCAGCGCCGCCGGACGGCCGATCGCGCAGTCGGGACCCGCGTCACGGTGGTCGAGGTCGAGCTGACCGCCCTGGCCCGGCGCTTCGAACGGCACATCGACGACAACTCCAAGCTCATCGCGAGGCTTGACGATCGCGCCGACCGGCAGGACATCGCAATGGCGCGACTACTGGCGGCGCTCTCGGCCGTCATGGTCCTGGCTAACCTGCTCGCGCCGTTCTTGCAGCGATTGGTCGGGCTGCCGACGTGACCATCGCCGAGCTGCGCATCGACTACCGCTGCGACACGTGCCGGAAGCGATACCGGCGCCCCGACCCTAAGTGGTCGTGTTGCGTTCTGCACCTGCCGGCCGAGTGCTGCCACTTCGGCGAGGTTCGGATCACGAAGCACGGCAAGCCGAAGGACCGCCACCGGGCGCAGTCGGTAAACGTTTCGGCCCCCATCACATGGACGTTCCCGGTCGGGACCAACACCTACGGACCGCGTTGCACATGCCCATCGAACCGCGGCGACAACTACTACGGAACGTGCCCTGTCCATGACGTGACGGTGATGTCGTGACCATCGCCGACCCGCGCATCGCCTCCTTCCTTTCGCTGGGAAAGGGCTGGGACTCATATGGCGGCGAACCGATCGACCCGAAGGTGGCCGAGCGCGCCGACGAACTGCTCCGGCTCACGGCGGCCCCCGGTCAAGCGTGTCCCATGGCCAACGGTGGCATCACCCTCGAATGGCATCTAGGCGACCGCGAGTTCGCCGTGACGCTGGACCCGAACGGCGAGTGGGGCGTGTTCTACAGCGGCGACCACGGTGAGTGGGAACGGGAGACTGGGCCATGACCATCGCCGAGCTGTTCGCCCAACGCAAGAACGACCGGCCGCGTGATGCCGCCATCGTCAATTACGGGGCCCTGTTCGAGTGGTTCGCCGAGACTCAGCAACGCTACGCCACCGACCTCCCGGGACTCGCCGATGTCGTCGGCCACACGGCGTTCATGTTCCTGAACGCCCGACAGGCCGAGTTCAACGATCCGGAACCCGCCGCCGCCCCGTGGTGCGCCTGCGCCTCTTGCTGGCTGTACCGAGGCTTGCCACCCGAGGCCAAGCCGCACCGGGAGATGCGCGCGGAGTACCCGGACCGTCCGATGCCGGACCACCCTCACTACATCCCGATCCCCGGTTGCCCTCGCTGCGAAGGGGTCCGGCCGTGACCTCAGCCTTCCTTGCGCCGTCGCCCCGGCGATCGCGGGATAGTCGCCCAGCGCTCGATATCGGGGTAGTACCAGATCGGACCCATCGCCAGCCGTTGGGCTGGCTCCGGGAACACGCCGCGATTGATCCAGCTTTTGACGGTGCCCGCCGTGGTGCCGAGACGCTTGGCGATTTCGGGGATGCCGACGATGGCCCGGTCAACGAAATCGCTATGTGCGTCTCGGACTGCCAGATGTTCCGTGAGGCGCCAAAGGGCCTCGCGCCGCGTGAGGTCGCCGCGGGTGCGGTCCACGGGCTCCCGGCTGGCGACGCGGTCGGCGTACCAGCGGTTGCCGTCGGACCGGAACACCTCGTACCCAAGAGCGCGGGCCTCGGGCACGGTCAGCGCCTCTCCCGCGTTGTAGCGGTCGGTCGGTGTCATCGGTCAGTCCCAGCACGAGCAGCGCTCGCCGGGATACTGCTCGCAGTCGGCAGGGTCGCTGCCGGGGCGATGGGCCGAACGGGAAAACGCCGATGCGCGCAGGCCGATGACCGGCTCGCTCGGCTCAAAGTCGCGGGGTCGGGCGGCGAAGCAACGGGTACAGCCGTGAGGACCGTATCCGGGATGACCCTCGGCCGCGCAGCGGATGTCCGCCTCGATTGCCTCGGGGAAGCGGCGGAAAAGCGGGCGACGCGTTCGCTCCTCCAGCGCCATCGCCTCTTTGACCATCTGCTTAATTGTCGTCTCGTCCATCATCGCTCGTCTCCTGCTGCTCTATCTGATATCCAGATGGTAGCGGTATGACAATGCGCTGTCAAGCCTTCCCACGCAATCGCAACCTTGGGTGCCGTCGTGAGTAGCCCGCATCGCCCGGCCTTCGTCAAGCAGCTCGACGGCTCGCCGCTCGGCGGCCTGTCGTGCACCGCCGCCGCTGCCGCGATGGCCCTTGACCGCGAGACCATCGGCGTCAAGACCACGACCGGAGCTCGGGTCCGCGACCTGACCGGCGACACCAAAGGCGGGACGACGCTGGCCCAGGTCACGGCGGTCTTGTCTCGTGACTTCGGCGTCAGCCTCAGCACGCGCACGCCGGGCAGCCTCGCCGACTTCGATAACCGGCTGCGCGATGGTCAGGGCGCCATCCTCCAAGGCGCGTCAAGCGCGACCCGCGGCACCCAATGGCAGGCATCCGAGACGTTCGGTGGCAACCACGCGTGGTACGTCAACGCGGGCCGCGGCTGGTCGCTCGTCGCGGGACTCTGGAAGCCCGACGAATACCTCGTCTATGACCCGCTGGCCGACGGCCGCCGTGCCGGGATCGCCGTGAGTCCGTTCTGGTTGCCGCGCTTCCACCTGATGACGTTCGCGCTGCGCCTGGACCTCGACGGCCGGGGCAACCTGCTTGGCATGGGCAAGGTGTATGCGGCTTATACCCGCGACACCGAGCCGCACCACCACGCCAAGTACGGCGGCAAGGCGACCACGCCGTATCCCGACCGGACCCGTGGCAAGGCGGCAGCGGGCAGGCGGGTCAACATCCGCGCCACCCCGAGCACCAACGCCCCCATCGTGGACTGGCTGGACGATGGCGAGCTATTCATCGCCTATCAAGT